GATTTTATAGATTTACCGTTTGACGATGAGGGTAGAAATAAAGAAAAGGCACTTGAAATAGTGCAATCACACTTTAAAAATCAGTTAACAAAAAAGACAGGCGAAAAAATACAAATTATGTTTGGGTTAATAGATCAAGGTGGGCATAGAGCCGCATACGTTAAATATTTTTGTGATCATATTTGGTGGCTGCATCCATATATTGGAAACCCGAGAATAAATTATAAAGAGCCAATGATTGAAAAACGGGAAAAGAGAAATTTTTACTACGGACAAACAGAATTGTTATCTGAAAAGGTTGAGGGTCGCATTGGAAAACCCAACTGGCACTTACCTGATGATGTTACAGACACTTATTTAACTCAACTCGTTGCTCAATACTGGGTAACAGAGTATGATGAATTTGGCCAGGCTAAAAAGAAAATGATAAAACTTCCCGACGATCATTTGAGGGACTGCGAAAATTATCAGGAGGGCGTTGTCGAAATATTAGAATTAGAGGATCACTTGTTTAAAGATGAGGGTGTTAGTCTGATAAAAAAATACAATGAAGACACAAATAAAGAGGTAGAAAAACCAACAATTAAAGAGGTGGAAAAACAAAATGAAAAATTAATTACCAGGGGTAGACAAAAAAGAGGTTTTGAAAGAGGGAATAAAAACTGGTTATCTGTTATCCATAGAAGGAGATAAAAATATGTCAAAAAACAAAAAAACAAACAGTCTGTGTATTGTGGCACATCAAACCATATTGAAACTTTACAGGTAGAAGCGGAAGATGTGAAGCCAGTAAAAAGTAAGGTGGTGGAATCTATACTGGTTTGCATCTGCGATGTAGAGAGTCAAGATAAAAAAATAATTGAATATGATAAACTTGGATATCAGCACTATGAATCTGTGTGTATTCCTGGGTCATCTGAAATGATATTACGCTTTAGAAAGTATTAACCCGTACAAACGGCTTAACACGTTAACACGGGTTAATGGTCAATATTGGTATTGATTATTTTATTATTATTAATAATATTTATAAAGGTGATAAAAAATGAAATAAAATATTAAATATTTAACGAGAAAACATATATGTTCTTCGCACATCTTACCACTACTACCTCTGTTACTGTTAGCCGGAATGCGTGTAGCTATTATGCTACGCGCATTTTTTATTGTCAGGGGGTTAATGGTGGCGTTTGACTTAGTGTATTTGCAGAATTTGGAAGAACAGATGGCGTTATTGTCATCTGGTGAGGCTACAACCGTTAACATAAACGGCAAATCGTATACTGTTGAGAATCTAAGCGCGTTGCAAAAACACTATGACTGGGTGCAGTCAAAGATAAACGAACAGACAAATGGTAGTATGATCCCTGTTTCGTTTGTAGACAAGAGGCGGTTATGATAGCACCTCCTCCAATGTCAAAACCATTAGTTTCTAAAAAGGCCGATTCGGTTCGTGTTCGTATGGCTTCTCAACGTGACATGAGAGAGATACGCTCTGAAATAATGTCAAAATATTTTTCATCCAGGCAGCACTATGATGCTGCGTCTCGAAACAGACTGCGCGATGATTGGAGCACTATTTTTGATGTGCCATATTCTGACATTAAAAACGATTTGATGTATTTAATTGCCAGGTCCAGACGCGAGATTTCTAATAATGGTATTGCGCAAGGGATAGTGAAAACTGTTGTATCAAATGTTATTGGTACGGGTATGTGGCCGAAGCCGAATGTAAAGGATAAAAACGGCAAATTGCTTAAAAAAATAAACCAGGCGTTTGAATACGGATGGAATCGATTTGTAGATCAATTTGACGTTACTGGACATAGTGATTTTTATCACAGTCAAGCCATGATGTTAGAAACTGAAATTGTGTCTGGCACTATATTGCTCAATCGTGCTAACGCTCCCAAAAACGCTTATTTACAATTAGCATATCAGATGATTGAGCCTGACAGGTTGGATACAGGCAAAGATAATCAAGTGATAACATTAAACCAAAACGATCCGCAAAAACAAATCTTGCATGGAATTGGTATAGATGAATATTATCGTCCTGTGAGGTATTATATAAAGGGGATCGAAAACCCAATATCATCTGAATATATGACACATCATTATTTGCGCAAGCGTCCAGAGCAATTGATTGGTGTGCCGTGGTTGCACGCTTCACTGCCTGACTTGTGGGATTACCGACAGTTAAAAGAGGATTCAATTGTAAAATCGCGTATAATATCAGATATTGTGATGTGGATGAACACAGAGGGGTCGTCCTGGCCTGGTGCAAATAGCAAAAAAGACGACGGCTCTTTTGCATGGGAACCAGGAACAATTGCAAGATCAAAACATAAACCGGAGATAATACAAGCTGACGATAAAGTTGGCGACATGCTAAAGCCGTTAATGAGAATGGTATTACTGGATGCGTGTTCTGGCGCAGGAATTAGTCACATGTCAGTTGCTCGCGATATGGAGGGTGTAAATTTTGCGGCTGCCAGAACAAACCTGATGGAGGACAGGCGGCAGTATAAATTTATACAAGATCACGAGATTAGGCTATATCAAAAAATATATACTGACTTTTGCACGCAAATGGTGCTGGAAAACAAGATTCCGGGATTAAATGTTGATACGTATTATTCAGATATGTGGAAATATACACAATGTCACTGGCAATCAGAGGGTTGGGATTGGGTTGATCCATCAAAAGATGCTAATTCCTCTGAGACTATGATAAAAAACATGTTAACAAACTGGGAAGCGGAGCTTGGTAAGCGCGGTGTTGATTGGCGTGACAACGTAGATAAATTAGCAGAGCAAATAGATTATGCTAAGTCAAAAGGTATCGATTTGACAAAAGTGTTTGCGGTATCAAAAAACAATGAAAATGGGAGCAGTGAAAATGCCGAAGAAAATAACGATTCCAACAAATAATGAACTTAGATCAGGTGATTTTAACGGATGGGAAAGTCGGTCAGCTCAAATATTGCAGCGAGAGGGTAGTTCTGCAAATGATGAAAATCGAACAATTGAGGCTGTTATAACAACCGAGGATCCCGCGCTTGTTATTGATTGGGACAGATGGGAATATGTTGACGAAATACTGTTAGCAGATGGTGCTCAGATACCCGAGTCAAAACAGGTTCCGTTTTTAAACTGTCATTCGCGTTATGCCCTGTCTGACATTTTAGGATCAGCAAGAGGTGTTAAGCGTGAGGATAACAACCATGTTGCGACATTGAATTTTTCATCAATTGAAACAGCGGAGGACGCGTGGACGCTGGCAAGAGAAGGCCATTTGACAGATGTATCAATTGGTTACAAAATAGACGATGAAGAATCTGTTTATCTTGAACCTGAAACGTCAATTAAAATAAATGGTAAAACATATAAAAATGACGGCATCAGAACACTTGTCATTAGAAAAAAATGGTGGCTTAAAGAGGTTTCTGCTGTGCCGATTGGTGCAGATACAAAAGCGAAAATGAGATATGAAAACCACATACCTGAAAAGGAGAGCAATATGCCAAAAGAAAACAATTTACCCGATACCGGTGTGAGGAGTGATCCAATTACACCACAACAGCCTGTTCAACCAGAACTTGCCAAGGTTGATTTTGTCAAAGCAGATCCTGAAGCTATACGCAAAGAAGCTGCCAAGTTGGCAGCTCGCACAGAGAAAGCAAAAGACACACTAAAAAAACGCGGTGAGCTTTTGAAATTGAAACAGGAAACTGTTGATGAGGTGATACGATCTGTTTCTACTGATGGTATCATTGATGACGATGGAGAGCAAAGAGCTATTGAGGCTATGTTTAAAAAAGCTGAAGAGGAGATAACTATAGTGAGCCCTAAAAGATCGGAAGCACGCGTTTCTGTTAAATCTGATGAATTTGACTCATTCAGAACTGCGGCAATCGATTCGCTGTGTTTACGATCTGGAATGAAAATAGGTGAGGAAAAAGAAAAGGCCTTACGCCAATCTCAATACAACGGCATGGGGCTACTGTCAACATGTCGGGCTTTTTTATCTGTCTGTGGTGTTCGTGGGGCAGCATACATGAGCGCGCCACAGGTCTACGAGTCTCTCGTAAGCAACAGGCACCATTTTTCGGGCAGGAGTTTTGCAACTGGAACGGGCGATCTTGCAAACGTATTTCTTGACGTTGCAAACAAATCACTTTTTTCAGGGTGGGACGAAGAGCCGACTACGTATCAATTGATTGCTGGCACTGACGAAATCCCGAATTTTATGACAAAAAATGTCATAAAAATATCTGGCCTTGGTGAAGCCGAGCAGATAAAAGAGGGCGAGGGCTTCCCTTACACTGCAATGAATGATGCAAAAGAAACTGGTGCGCTTATCACAATTGGTTTGGCATGGAGTTTGTCAAGGAATGCAATAATCAATGACGATCTGAGTGCGCTTACAAAGGGTCCTAGCGAATTAGCTGCGTCTATACGGCGTTATGTAAACCGCTGGTTTTACACATTGCTGTATGGTACTGCAATGGCAGGTCCAACAATGGGTGAAGATGGTAAAGCTATGTTTCACACTAATCACAGCAATTTTGTTGCGACTAATTCAGGGGCAGCTCCAGGAACAGCCACATTGTCAGCTGGTAAAACAGCAATGCGTAAACAGTACCGTTTGGCTCCAGATGACAGATCTAAAAAACAGTATGTTGGGGTATCTCCATCACACATATTGTTTCACGGGGACTTGGAGCAGACTGTTATGCAACAGATAAATTCCACGTATGACCCAGAAGCATGTGATAAAAATAGTAAAAACGTAAACACACCGCAGCTACCGTTTATTAGATCATTACAGCCGATAACAGATCCGGTACTTGATGAATTGATGGATGTCAATGACCACAAAGGGTGGTATTTGCTTGCAAACCCTGCAAAGCGCCCTGCAATCAACGTTTACAGTTTGACAGGCTTCAGTTCACCAACAATGCGCAGCAAACAGTCTGATGTCGCTGAACCACTTGGTACAACATGGGATATTTTTTATGATTGTGGCGTTGGTCCGTACGATTATCGCAATGCATATGCAAATTACGGGAAGTAATTATAAACTGGCCAGATATGCTCTGGCCAGCAGTTAATGTTGACTGGTCAGACTCGGTTTGGCCAGTAATAAAAAGCAAACGAA